CGTGGGAAGTTGTTGATGAGTTAGGTGCTCCTTCTCATTGCACAACTATTTCCTGCGACCGACTTGGCACTTTTACAGTTCAACCTTCACCTGCACTTTTAGGAGTTTAATTGTGTTCACCATTCGCTACTTTACACCATATCAACAACAGTGGAGAACACAAACATTCTCTACACTTGATGAAGCAGAAAGAATGGTAACTTTCTATCGTTCTTGTGGTTCACCTGCACACCTTCTTTGATTTCTAATCATGTACCGCACACTTTCCGAACTTCGTGAATCAATCAATTCAATGATTGAAAGTCAAGGAGAAGATGCACCTTGTGCTGCATTTGTATTCACTCAAGAAGATGTGTTTGAGTTTGATGCTGATGAAAATGAAGCACGTTTTTCTAATGTATTCAATCAAGATGTATTGTGTGATGTAGGTGGAAGTTCATACATTTACGAACAGGTAGGTGAAATGATTGATGATGCAATCCGTATGCGTGAAGGTATGGAAGTTTATCAAACTGCTGATGACTGATACACAAAAGGTTGAAGCATTAACTGATCTTCTTTCCAATGTGATTCATTCTTTGGAAATGACAAAGTATGAGATTGAAGATGTAACTGAAGCAGCAAATGTGGTTCGTGAAGCAGACCACTATCACCAACAAATGCTGAACATTCTACACTCCGAAAACCAATGATCTCACACTGTGTTGCATCCAATCTACAATCTCGTGAATATGAATGGTTCACTTATGACAATCATCGTTTATACAAATACAATCAAACTCCAGTACCAATGTCATCAGTGGAGTTAGCAGGATTCTATGCTGAGAAGTATAGTCAAGAGGTTAAAAAACCAGTGTTTGATTGATAGTAGAGAAGGGGTGATTACAACCCCTTTTTTATGTTTCATAATACCAACGACATCCTTTCCAACTATATCTGGAAGGGTTTTTTAGTGCCTTTCTAATACCACTACATTCTCCGCTACCTAATTCTCTTCCTGCTTCTCTTAAACTATTAAAGTGATAAACAATCTTTCCGTCTAATATACGCTTACCATAGACAGAATAACTCTTCTTTTTATCCGTAAGTTTCTCCCATTTGTAACCACCAGCGTGTTTTTGTCTTCCACTCATACAAGCACAAATGTTAGGGTATTTGATACCAACTGCATCTGCTGCTTCTCTTATACTATCAAACTCAATTATCTCTCCAGTTTCTTTATGCGTTCCTCTTACTTTTTGTTTGGCATGTAATCTACCACCTTCAGGATTCTTAGGATAATTGCCACTTAATTTATGTGCTTGTCTTACTTTTTCAATGCTATTATTTGATTTAATTGTTCCAAAATGTGTTTGTCTTATTTTATCTCTACTCTCTTCAGATAACTGCCTAGAACCTTCACCTTGTCCACCATCAGTTAAGTTATATCCATTATGAAAGGTATCAAACTCTGCTATCCAATGTTTCTCTCTTTCGTCTAGATTGCTAATAGAAACGTCTTCCTCAATCGCTCTAACAACAAACATATTAGGACCGTATTTTGCTATTGCTTTATGTAATGCGCCATTGGAACTATTTTTGCTGTCTGCTATATGCTCTTTCCATCTTTCTTCTATGTTTCTGACAGTTTGACCAATATATCTTTTGCCTGTAACTTTACACAAAACGCTGTAGATTGTTCCTTGGTTATTCATAGGATTATCATACATTGTTGCACTTATTTATCGTATATTGTTGTACTAATTGTTAGTTTTTACTGATATTGTTATTGATAGTCATTCTCAATAAATGATCAATTAAATGTCTCTGAGTCTTGTTATCTTTAACGACGCTAACACAGAAACGCACTTTTGTCAACTATAACCCTCCGCCGGAGATTCAGAAATCCTCACAAGAGCATTGCCAAATCATAAGGGTGAGTGATAAATAGGGTCACACGCTTGACATAAACCTCACAGCGTCTTATAGTGTTTCAAGAACATTCAAGGAGCACCACTTATGTCTGTTGCCTATCATCAAGCGCAGAAGCAGCGTTATAGGATTACCTTGGACATTCAAGCGTTTCCGGATTTTGATCCACACCAGATTGATTGGGAAAAGTTATTCAAACTGGAACCTGCAGAGAAATGCTCCGCGTATGTTGAGTCATTAGATACACCAGATCGTTGGTGAGGTTTGTATAAACAATATGTGCCACAAGTTAAAGTGGCACAATAAAATACCATTGGGGTGTGTGGTGCTGTATATTATGAATGTGGTTGAGAATCCTCTACATTCACTCACCACCAAAAACAATGTTCACTCAATCCTTCCCGCCTGCTGATGCTTTCCTGGAGCAAGTTAGCAGCATTGAGTATAAGAAACATATGCAACAGTTCGTGATGATTACTGCCACTGTTCTGGGTATCATCGTGGGTGTTGCACAGTTCTTATACAATAAGGTCTCACAATGGTATAACAATGGTGGCAAAGAGCAACTGATAGTTCTTTATCATCAGACTCGCAAAGTCTCTGTTCAGGTTTATACTTGGGTGCTGAATGAGTTTGTGCCTATGATGCAGAACATGTATCAGAGTCTGCATAAACAACTCATCATCCTGGGTGTGGTTGTGCCAGTCTGAGAACTGGTCAGAACCCCTTGACCAGATCCCCCAGATGCCTTAATGTAGTATCAACGAGGGGGAGGAAACGACCCCTCACACACAAACTCCCACAATGGACTTCTTCTTCGCTCCTGATCTTCGCGCCTTTCTTGATGATCATGACAACGCAGATTTAGATTTTGCTGCTGATTTTGTCTGTGAAAAGTTTGATGTTTCGCTGACAGATGATCTCCTGAATGATATCGCAGAGGTGTTCTTTGAGCATGAAAGTGTTTGGGATCGCCTCGGTCTTTCCTGATCTTAAGTTACTCAAACCCACTCACACTTCCTGCCATGCGTATCATTGAAAAGCAGATGAACACCGCCATTCTGAAGTGTCAGGATTGGAAGAATAGCAACACTTCTGTTACTTATTCTCCTGAACGTGATGCCTCTTATGTGTATCTTCACGGCAACCACATTGCTACGATTGGTGAGACATTCGTTGAACTTTATACCTGTGGGTATTATACAAACACCACCAAGTCTCGCCTCAATGCTATACTCTCTGAGCATGGTTGTGGTGATCGTGTTTATCAAAAACGTGGTGAGTGGTTTGTATCAACCAACAGTGGTACAGTAGAGTTTACTGAAGGTATGGTGCTTAATTGATAGTTACTGCGTGGGGCAGTTGTTTATACTCTGCCCCTTTATTCGTGCGTTATTCGTGTATGCGTGGATGGGCAGTGTTTATGCGGGTTGTTGATGCCGTGGCGGGGCGCGATGCGGTTATAAAAAACCCAAACTACCCTAACCTACAGAGGTGACAAATCGCCCTCTAAATATCACATTCATAAAAATTTTCCGGAGGTATTTCAGAGTGTTTGGATGGATTCACAAAAACGGTAAGAGTCGCCCCAATAAAAACAAAGCAAAAGGTGCTGGAAGAACTTGTGCGCAAAAGAATGCTGCAAGAAAACGCAAGAAGAAAAAATGAGAAGATCTTCGCCGTATTGGAATTTCTGGAGAGTAATCCTCGCTGGTTGGATAATCAGGTATCCAAAGACGATGAGTAAGGTAGTACTAATACCACTAGGGTTTTTGCTTGTACTGATATATAATGCAGTGGCAAACTAATCAGCCCATAAAAATTTCCGGAAATATTTTTTTATATGGAAAAGATTTATCACATCTATGCAAAGGATAGATGTTTATTTCATTCTGTGAAGGAGGATGAATTCGATACTACATGGAATACCTTGAAGAATATGGTTGGGATCATGGATACTGACTATACGATTGAGGATTTATCATATGTTGAATTAATGTTGAATAAGGAAGTAGTACTGAATTCTTCTCATTGACAAAGGCATATATAGACTGTTAAAATTGACATTGAAGGTTTATTAAACTTTATGGCAAAAGGATTTACTGTTAAAACTGTTGCACCCCAAAAGAAGACTGAAGATTGGGATTATGATGCAATCAAAGAAAGGATGAAAGGAAAGTCAATCGTCTTCTGTCTACCAGGTAGGGGATGTTCATTTATTTTCCTGAAAGCATTTGTACAACTTTGTTTTGATCTTGTACAAAATGGAATGAGTATTCAGATTTCACAGGATTACTCTTCAATGGTGAACTTTGCACGTTGTAAGTGTCTTGGTGCGAACGTTCTTCGTGGTCCTAAGCAAATTCCTTGGGATGGCAAACTTGAGTATGATTATCAACTTTGGATTGACTCGGATATTGTCTTTGACACAAACAAGTTCTGGCAACTCTGTGATCTTGCTCTGAGTGAAGATGGTACTGAGCGTGAGATCACTGCTGGTTGGTATGCTACAGAAGATGGACACACAACCTCTGTCGCACACTGGTTAGAAGAAGATGACTTCCGCAAGAATGGTGGAGTCATGAACCATGAAACTGTGGAATCTATCAGCAAGCGTCGTAAGCCATTTACTGTAGACTACACAGGTTTTGGTTGGGTACTGATTAAGAAGGGTGTTTTTGAGAATCTTGAATATCCTTGGTTTGCTCCGAAGATGCAAGTCTTTGAGTCTGGCAATGTTCAAGACATGTGCGGCGAAGATGTTTCATTCTGTCTTGATGCTAAGGACGCAGGTTTTGAGATCTGGTGCGATCCTCGGATTCGCGTTGGACACGAAAAGACTCGTATTATCTGATGAACTACAACGTGCTTTATAAAGGACGTAAAATTTATATGAATCTCACTGCAGAAGAGTGTAGTGAGATTCTTCAAGACTTCTCTGAGCGTTTTTACTCGGGTGAAGATATTGATCCAAATGATTTAGAACTGGAGGAAATTTATGGCTAAAGGCGGATCTAATAAGACTATTTTTGAACCAGGCGCACCAAAGAAAACTCGTCAAGGACGTTCTGCTCGTACACTACTCAGTGCAACCTCTCGTAATGGACGTAAGAAAAGGTATCGCGGACAAGGTAAATAGATTTAATGGCATGTAGCAATAC